TTGTAAATCGTATATACAAATATCAGATAAGCCCAAGTGAATGTATATACAAAAATTTAAACATGTATATACAAATCTGCAAACTAAAGAAAACAGAACATAATGTACGAATAGGTTAAACAAAAAAGAGCAGGCATTTCTGCCTGCTCTCGTAAAACTATAAAACTATAAGTCCTTGTATCACAAAGGCTTACGTTCCGCTAGTTACCTCAATCTTCGCCAAAGCGTAATCGTTTACGACAACGATGCCAACCTCCTCATAGATGACCCAGCCGAGTCGTAATTTCTTAGGATCATCAGCGGGGAGAACTGTGATGTCTTGGCGAATCGGGAAAGCGCCAACAGTGTCAGGGCTTGCCACAACCATAACTGTATCTGCATCCATTCGTGACGAAACGTGAATGTCTGCAGTCCACACGTGACCAAACAAACCACTGGTCAAAATCTCGCGAGTGGTTGCTTCATCGTAGAAATCCTTACCGAATACACGAATCGAAGCATACTGATTAGCATGAACGATAATCTTGGTTGCTACCAAGTCGTGTTGCTCAATGAAACGGAAAGCAGTATTCAATGAAGCTGGCGACAATGAACCGACGTTGGTGACGATCTGATCATTACGTGTGTCAGCAGCTGCAATAAGAGCACTGAAGATATTCGAATCTTCTTCCTTCTGAATGGCTTCTTTAGCCTTGATTTGAGCCCGGTCTACGATATAGAATCGACGAGCTTTAATCTCGGAAAGACGAACCTGCGGGTTCGCTGCAATTTCGAAAGTCGGGACAAGAATTTCTTCACCTTCCTGAATCTGATCAGGGACAGCTCCTCGACGAGCTATAATATGAGCAATAGCCGAGACATCTCTCTCGTAGCGTGCCAATGCTCCCTGTGGAAGTTCATCCACCAACAGCAGTTTACGACCAACTGCCTGATATTCCAATGAACGACGAATTGGTTCTACCACAATTTTGTTACTCACTCTTATGAGTGGGACAAGTCATTTCTGCTTGTCTCTGCATGTTACCATACAGTTCAGACTATCTCACCATCCTACGAAAGGATGAAACGCATATAGTCGTTGAGGATCCCAAATTAATATATACCTTTTCTCATTTGTTGTAACGCCGTTTTAGTTTCTTTTCCTAATTCGTTAATAGATTTAGGAGAAAGTAAACGGTGTTTACAATACTGTAATAAGAGATTGCATTGTTCTCTCTTAGTTTCTAAATGGTTTACTAACAAGCTGGACAATCTTTCACACCGTTTAACACCTGAAACCATAACATCCCATCTTCTACGATTTGATGTAGTACCAGCTTGTCTAAATGATATATGATATGGAATATTGTTATTTACTAGAGTAGAACAATAGCATTTTATAATAATCTTATCTGTATTATTAAACAGGATTTGTGGAGTGTATCTTCCTAGTGAAGTCCCTGATGAAGCTCTATAATGAATATTTATAGTACCTTCACCATCCAACAGCCCTGCAAAATATTCTATATCATTGAATGTGTTAGTTGTTATATATGAATCTTCATCAGTTAATACTGGTATATCATCATATATTTCAAGTTTTGTGACACCTAATTTTTCCATTACTTTTGTTGAATTAGATATAATCTTATTATTTACCTGGTTAGTAAATTGTATCTTTTCTTTTATTCCATCAAAAGGTTTATTGTACCAATCTTTAATCATTTGTAATTGAAATTGCTTCCCAAATACATATGGTCCAATATGTTTAATAAATGGAATAATTTGATATTCATGTCTTAAAAAAATATCCCATCGTGGTTTTTTGCTGCTTTTTGAGGGTTTTTCTCTAAAATTCATATTTAAATCGATATTTAACTTATTCATCAAATCTTTGATTTGAAACATCGTTGCAGCTGATGTATTTACCAAATCAATATTTGGTTTATAGTTAAAACTAACCGATCCTTCGGCATCAAAAAAACCAGCCAACCATTTAACATTTAGCATATATTAACTTTCTCGGTTTCCTGCGGGTTATCCGTTCTATCAACATCTGTTACCTTGTTAGTGTGTTGAAAGTGTCAGGACTTTCCTGCATATAGCATTTTTTTTCACTGTGAATTATACACAGTGGCGATGGTGTTAATCCTTCGCTTGGGCCAAAGCCGTTCGACCTTCGTCTGTATTGAGTGCCTGTGCGATCACAGCCTCTTTTTGTTCGGACGTAAGACTATTCTTATCAATCATTTATATTCTCCTTAATAGCCAAAAACCATAGGTAAGTTGGCTTAATTAAATTAGACAGTCAATTTAACATGCAGGAACGTACCCCATGCTATCGAGTTTCCACCTTCTGGTAGTGCCGAGAAACCTACTGCATTTGTACCAGTTCCTGGTACACCACTTGGATATGCAGTTGGAGAAGTCAATGTAATACCAGCTCGATGTGATGCATCATTAAGCTGCGTAGCATCTGCACATTCTTCGTCTGTGAACATGCCTATGTTAGCAGCAACCGAAGATGACCACAGAGTGAATCCAGGTGTAAATACAGTAGCATCACTCGCCGAGTTAGTAACTTCATACTGGTCAGTCCAGAATTCTCCACCACTATGATAAACCGTCATCTTGCCGCTAGCAAGAACTTCGTCATAATTATCAGCAGATCGGTTCTGAGTAAATCGCTGTGAAGTACCATACGATCCAACAATTAGTGATCCTGTCAACGAAGTTACCGGGTCTCTACTAAGTGGAGCACCAGATTCCGGTGTATAACTAGTAGTACCAGTTGAATGCGAGTCACCAGCGATTCCTACAGGATAAGGTCCAGTTACGCCATCTGCGTCTGGGCATAGCTGCACTTGCCCATTACCATCCAAAGTCACAAGGCGACCTTGTGGAATGATGGTTGCGCTGCTAGTATCGATTGGGAACTGGCTCGCCACAACATGAAAAACTTCTATAAGAGCCATATTTAAATCTCCTTAATTTAGATTTTTAATGCCACAGCTTATTATCTTTTTTAGCTGCGAATTTTTCGTAATCTTTATTTCTCTCATCCAGTCTAAATAATCCTTGAAGTGAATCTTTCAGAGGAGTATCTTTTCCTTCTTCGCCAACGGGCTTGAAGGAGGATTGCAGCTGGAATGAGGTTTCCGAAGGGCCTACATTAGCCGATTTTTGCAATCCTTTTTTGGTTGATGCTTCTTTGAGCATATTTTCGTAATCATCTAAAATTTCAGAGCTTGCTTTTGACAATTCTGCAATTTTATTTGGTAGTTCGTCAATCGAAATTGTTTGAGTCTTCAACATTTGTCCAGCAATTTTCGTAGCTCGTTCTTTGTTCGTTTCAGCCATTGCGGCTATATCGTTTTCTTTTCCTAATACTTGATCTAATTTCTCGGGTGTATTCTTTTCGTTCTGATCATAATTTTCATCCATGCCTCCACCTGCTGGCACCGAAGGTCCTTCCAACTTATTGTCGTAAGTATGTTCTCTGGCAAGTTGTCCACCTTCTGGAGCTTCGGGTACAGATGGTTCGTCCATTCCTTCGCTCGGTTTCTTTTCGTCTACCCCAAGACTATGTGCTTCGTCTGCATGAGTTTTGCCCGCTCCCGGTCCACTGCTCGGATTAATGTCTGGATCATCTTCTAACTTCTCTACGCTCTTAGGAGAAACAGTTTGTGATTCTTTCGTAATATTATCTACTTCTGTAAGATAGATTATTTTTTCGTTATCCTGTTTCATTGTGTATTCATTATTATCTGCAAGTTTAACTTGGTCTTTTCCCTCAGAAAGCCTAGTGGCTAATTCGTCATAATGCTTAGTTCCGGGTTTTACAGTATATTTTGCAGTTTTCATATTATTAGAAGTTTCTGATTCTGCACACTTATCCTTTTCTGTGTCTTCTTCCTCTTTTTCTTCTAAAGATTTTGTGCATTTTGCTTCTTTTTTAGTTGAGTCAGTACTTGCAGAAGTTTGCATACTGCCTTGATTTCCATCAACGACATTGCCTTTTTCTGCGGGATAGTGTTCTTCGCCATCCATTAATGGTGACCCATGAGGTACAGTTGGTCGATCATTATCATTCACTTTAACTTCTTTGCCTTCATCGCCGATGGTTGCATCACTGCGAGGTACATCGGGTTTATCGGCATCAAATTTATCTTCGTGTCCCATAGGTTTGCCATCTTTATATTTCCCGATACCATCAGTATCTTGTGTGGGAGTTGTGACAAGTTTACTTTCTTTCGCTTCTTTACGAGTCAATGTTTTGACATCACCCTGGGTTTTGGCTGCTTCTTTAAACAACGAAGGGGTACTTTCTGCTAATCCATCGATTAGATTATCAAGAGCGGTAGCTGATTTAGTAATAGTTCCACTCTTCATTCTGTATAGCAATCGATCTAATTCATTAGTTGTACTTGCCTGTTTCATTAGCGAAGAATCATCATTTGTTTCTGCAGTATGAGTTTCTTCTTCTGTTTCTGCAGTATGTACTTCAGTTTCTTCTGTTTCTGCAGCATGTGGCAATCTTTGCTCGGGCATGGGCTTAGCTTCCATGTGTTTTTCCTTCATAGGACTGCTCATAGGTTCTTCGTCTTCGTCTCCATGTTTACCAAAATCTTCTTCTTCCATAACTCCGGGAATTTCTTCTTCGGGAGTTTCTTCAATGCCATCAACATCTGCCACATCACCGACATCGAGATCTTCTTCTGCTTCGGGTTCGCTGACGTTTAATGCATCTTCGGAGATTTCTTCACCTATATCATCTGTTTCACCGAAGTCGTTGGTAGTATCGATCATATCTTCACCAATTACTCCTTGCAGAGCATTTAGTAAATCTTGCAATCCATCGATTAGTATAGTCTGGAAATCACCTTCGTCTTCTAGTCCGGTATCTCCAAAATCTTCTTCGAGACCCATATCATCTTCGAAACCTGTATCTCCTTCAATATCCATCTCTATGTCCATATGTCCATCACCCATCTCTGGGACATCCGTAACTTCTATTGGGGTTTCCATAGGAGCGGCTTCCATAGGAGCTGGCGCTGCTGCTGGCGCTGCTGCTGGAGCTGCTACAGGAGCTTCCATAGGAGCTGGCGCTGCTGCTGGCGCTGCTGCTGGAGCTGCTACAGGAGCTTCCATAGGAGCTGGCGCTGCTACAGGAGCTGCCATTGGCTTAGCTGGAGGTGCAGCTTTCATCTGATCTACGGGGGCTGCCATAGGTTTAGGAGCAGGTTTAGCGAATGGGCTCATTTGGGCAATTGCTTCAATCATTAATTCTTCGTCGGTAGCAGCTGCTGCTCTGAGTCCATCACAGATAGTACATGCTTCTTTGACGTTATAATTATCATTAATAAACATTTTTACGCAGGTTTCACTTGGGCTATTAACCATTGGATCTTCGCTACCCATAACGTGAGCTACCTTGGCAGCCAGTCCGTCTGTGTAAATTCCTAAATTCTCTAATTGTCCACAAACGCAATCTGCGAGAGGTTTACCTTGGCAAGGTCCTGCCATGGCGGTTGCATTTTCTCCAAACCTACGAGCAATTCTTTCCATGCATGAAGCACTTGGGAATTTCTCAAATTTCTGCTTAAATGTAGCCGCATATTTATTAATAGATAGTGGGGCAGTCATGGCTTCTTTGATATTCAGCGTACCTGCCTTATTCATAGCTAAAATAATATTAGCTTTTTCTTTAATGCTATTAAGACTATTAAATTCATCGAATTTCATGCCATAATCTTCCAAAGACTTAACAAAAGAGGTACGCAATCTATTGCATGTAGTACATTTTTCTGCAGTTTTTGGAATCCATGTAAACTGGGCATAAACTTGATGAGCCTTTTTGGTATTAGCTTTCACTTGATAGTTGTATTCTTGCAAGCAATCCCAGCAAATACCATGTTTACCCTTTGTATTTGCGCTCTTGAATACGTCGGTATTATGTCCACCGCAGTTAGGACAAACAGAACCCATTTCGATTTTTTGTTCTGCTACTTTTTCTAACAAACGAGGAGTTACTCTTACGGATGCAGCGATAGGAATATTTGGCATTGTAGTACCTTCGCCTTCTCCACCCATAGCTGGCTCTTCCATTCCTCCGATACCTTGTTCGTCTTCTGCTCCGAGTCCGAATCCTGGCTCTTCTTCTTGTTCGGTTTCGTGGATAGTATCAGGCCATTTCTTGATATCTAATCTAACATGAATATCACCTTCGGCTCCACAACTATTACATCTAAATTCTCCATTATCCACATCTACGTCTTCTGATCCACATACGCTACAGATACTTCCAGGAGGTTTAGGTTCGCCACCCATTCCTTCGTCGGGCATTTCTTCCATAGGAGGAGGTTCTTGTGAGAATGCTTCTCCAGGAGGTGGTGCTCCCATATCTCCTCCTCCAGGAGGTGCCATTGGGTTACCCATTTGATCTCCACCGGCTGGAGGCATTCCGCCACCGCCACCAAACTGAGCTTCTTTAACGAGTTCTCTGCGTTTTTCAGCTCTTGCTTCTAACGAATCTGATTCAAACGAAGCATCTTTCATTTGTATTTTAAAAGTACCTAATTCTTCATTTACATCGATTGATAGTGGATTAAGATTTAATTCTGTATCTACATTAGTAGCAATGACTTCTTTGGCATAGTCTGAAGCTGCTTTTACAAACACGTCTCTATCTGAGACATCGGCTTTAACTTCATCTATTTTTCCGGCATATTGATAAAGTCCGTCTTCTTTGGCGCTTCCTTCGATTTTTGGCTTCTGGTCATCGCCCTTAATAACGCTAGCAAAAACTTCGAGATCTTCATCTGAGCTAACATTATCATTAGTTTGTTCGGTAATATTAAGTTTTGCGGCTTCATCTATTTTGGTTTCAAAATCTTCCGACTGAGCCAAAGAAATAAGACCCTTAACAATGTGTCTGGGGTCTTCTGCAATTTTGGCTAACTGCCGAACTAATATATCAGCAATTAGTGTATCACTTAAATTCTGATTAGCATTAGTTACTAACCCAAAATATTGAGCATTAGCAACCTTTTCATTAATAGTTGTAACATCTGACTGTGCATATCTATTAAGAGTATCTGCTAATACTGGATATTTACTAGCATGTGAGATAAGTTTATTAACGATGTTGGAAAGATTTGCAGGAGTTACTCCAGCAGCAATAATTGTATTTCCTAATGCATTAAGAGCAGAAGTGACGATTTTCTTTGCAGTTTCTGCTGTAATTCGTCCGAGTTCACCATCTTGTTTGGGCAGCTGATCCTTACCTTCAGTAATTGTAAGGGGCTCTGTCCATTCGTGATGTTTCAGTAATTCGGCTAATTGTTTTTCACCAATCATATGTGACTGTTTCGCTAAATCTCCATCAAATTTTGCACTCATTTCTCCTCGTTCTGTCTGTCCTTCATCGGAGTACGTTGCAACGCCTTCGTCCAATTGACCTTCTGTGACAATATTGCGGTCTTCTAATACTCTATGAGATGCATCTAAAGGTTCGTTATAGAAAGTTGTTTTTTCTTGAGCCATCTGGGCTTCGGTTACTTCTTCGTAAGTTCCGGGACGTTTTCCATTTTCAGGAAGTTGTTTTTGAGTGATATTGTTAATATGTTCGTCTTTTCTGGGGTGCAGGGCAGTTTTCTGTTCATCCAATTGCTTTTGAGTAGTCATCTGCCAAGTATGTTCATCTAACGTTTCATGAGCTGCTTCTTTAGTTTGGGCAGCTTCTTTCGTGAATTCTTGAGTGTCGAAAGTGCTTGCAAATGTTTCGAGCATTTCGTGAGCTGCTTCGTTGGCATCAGCATTGATTAGTTCAATTGTTTCGTCATCAAAGCCAGCGACTTTCATTGTGCCAACTTTATTAGTCTTATAAAAGTAATCAATAGAATCTGATGCTACGACAACTTTGAAATCACCTTTTTGGGCTTCAACCTTGGTGGAAATATTCGAACTGGCTTTTTTAACCTTATTTCGAAGCTTTTCCATTAACGCTTGTCTCTGGTCATTATCGAGCATATGTAGGACTCCTATTTTTGTTACTCAACCAAATTATATATTCTTTGTCCACACGAATGTGTGTAGATGTAGACGTATCCCATGTGTTAGTTTTTTAAATGGTTATATCCTGCATAAATTTGGTGTCAAATGATTATTGGTTTATTTTGTGTCCAATTTCATTCGCAAATTTAATCTCTTTTTACGCCGTTGAGACGCTAATTTGATATTTTTTTGACTTATTTGCAGGTCTGGTATTTCAAATTTATGTTCGGTTCGTTTAATTAGATTGGTAGCTAATTTTTGCAATTGCAATAATTTTTTATGAGCCATAGGACCTGTAACAGTTCCTACTTGTCCTGCAGGTCCTGTTTGAATCTTAGATCCGCCTCCTGGAGTAGGATTCAATGGTTGTACTGATCGAGTAACATTATCACCCATAGGTGGTCCAGTTGGTTTTTGAATTTCATCAGTATCAGCACCAACACCACTAGGAGATTGCAACCTTCCATATCCTTGTTCTGTTAATTCATCAACAACGGTTTGCAGATCTGCTAACACTTTTACTAAATCACTTAAAAATTCCAGATCTAATTGCTCTTTTTGAGATAACATAGACTGGGACACAGAACTTACAAGATCTAAGGCTTGGTTTAGGCTATCTAATTCTGCTTGTCCTGCTAATTTAACGCATTGTTTATCTGAGCAGAACATATCTTGTTCGGCAGCCACTTTCAAAAGGTTTGGTAATGCTGCTTGAATGTCAGCAATTTTTGCTAGAAGTTTATGAGGATCAATAACTTCTGTAACTCCACAATCTGGGCATGCAGGGTTGACTACGAAGGAATTCTCGATAAATTTTATCCCATAATTGTACTCAAATGCTTTGCTACTGACTGCAAAAACTTTCTTTTCTCCTTTTCTGCTTCCACAGATTGGACATTGTTCTTCATTGCCGTGTTTGTGATATGCGCATTCAACTTTTCTTGCATGTACTTCTCGTGTTTTTTGTTCTCTTATATGAGAGCAGTACTGATCGGGAGTTTCAGCGTAATTATGGCATATTGAGCATAGTGAGTATTGTACTTGACAGTTTTTAACAGCAACATCTTCCACTACATATGAATTATCTTTTGCTACTTGTAGATTATATACTGGACCCTCATAAAACAGGTTATCTATTTTCTTAATTTTTCGAAGTAAATACGATCCAGAACTTGTATATACATTATTTTTTGAGTCATCAGATTTTGTATATACATTACCGCTATCCAAAACAGAATCACCAGCGCCTAAATCTTGAGCTTTAGTCCAAGTTAAATTTTCTGAAGAAAAATTTTCTGAATCTTCAGGATTTTTCAAAGTTAGAATTGGATGTTCTTTTGTAACTTCTAAAACAGAAGAATAGCCTTCAAATGATATTTGCTTAATAAATTCTTTCTTATATCGAATCTGAGCATTAAGAACTTCTTGAGTTCTTCCTTTGTGTGTATATACCAAGTCGCCATCCTGGACTTCAGAAATGGGTAAATAGGTCCCATTAGCCATTAAAACGCGACACTTCGAAGTAAAACATCCCATACTTGTTCCAACTACATATTCTTCTTTTATACCACGGGCTAATTGAGGATAAGCAGCTGCATCAACCCTTCCAATAATCATAATTCCATTTTGTTCATCATCCCACCACGAATGGACAACTTTACCACGAGCTTCATTTATATCTGAATTAGCATGATTAGTAAATAGTGGCACTCCCACAAAAGTAGGAGTAGCTTTCATAAGTTCTTCCACAGAGAAATAATCACCATTTTCATTAGTTTCATTGGCTTTAATGGCAAAGCATTTTATAAACAATGAATCTGGATGACTAGAAATTTCTGCTTCTAGATCAAATATTGGTGATTCTGCTGCATCACCACTTTTATCACTAGACTCTTTTGATGAATTTGCAATCTTAGTAAGAGTATCAGCTAATACAGTTGCATCTACTTTTAGCGCTTGATCTTTTATAAAGCTTTCACTAAAATTGGGTGTATTTAATGGTTGAGCATCAACCACTTGATAGTCTGCTCGTTTTTCTATCATATTTTTTCTTCCTGGATTTTAGACAATAGTACATCTATTTTATCAGCAATTTTTGTTTCGCCGATTTCATCTAATTTATTTGCGGATCTGATAAATCTCTCTGATACGCTTCCTAATACATGCGAATGAGATCTTAATAATTGACGATTGTTATTTCTATTCTTTCCAACAAAATTTACTGAAGGCATTGATTTAACAACATTAGGAGGTACATTTTCTTCTTGAGTTTGTACAGGCTGTTGATCAACTACTTCCATTTCAGGAACAGGAATTTCTTGAACTGCTGGAGCTGTTGGCTGTGCTACTCCTGGTGAAGTAACCGGAATTTCCGGAGACTTGGGTGCTTCTGTCTCCACTTCAGGAATATCACCTAATTCTAACGATTCTGACTGTAATTGATCACTAGATAATACTGTAGTTTCTCCATCATCATTAGTATAGTGAACTTCTATTCCTTGTCGTACTTTATCAATAGCTCTTTTACAAGACAATTCTAGACGTTGAAGATCAGCATTCATAGGTTCAAATATAACGCCTAATTGGTCGCCAACATCTGGGTACATCAGCATAAATTGATCAATCATATGACGCCAGGGCAAACCATGTCTAATAGTTTTAGCAAATCGACGTTTTCCAGCTGCTTGTCCTAAAAAATATTCCACATTTTCTACAATAGTAACAATAGGAGTTTGTTCATTAGGAAGAGGCTCAAAAATACCCACTTCGCTTTCTGGATCATTAGGATCAGCAAATCTCCCAGTTGGTTCTGCATGTTCTGGGAACTTTGTTTGTCGTTGCAGTCTAGATCGTGCTCTAACATGTCGTTTGCGTTGCTCATCTCTTACTTGTTGGATAATTTTCGGATCTTGACTAAGTTCAGGAGCACTAAACGCATAACGAACAGATAATATAATTTCTCCTCCACGACCCTTACCTGAGCTACCTGAATATTGATGTCCATAAAAAGTTTCAGGATTGCCATCTTCGCGAGTATTGACTTGTTCAACGCAGCAACGAGTCATTACGGCCGATAAGAAATCCATCATTTTTGCTGTAGAATACCCAAAATTCCTAAAAGCTTCAAATCCTTTGGCATCCATTTTATAGGTTGCATCTTCTTGAGTTTGACCAACCCAATTATTAGCTTTGGTAGTATCTTGAGGATTAATTTTAATATTTGTTAATTTCCTAGCATCATTAAGTTGTTTAAGAGCAAGCGTTAAAGTGTCCCAATCCAACTCTTGATTAGAATACAGAGCAATAAGATTTTTATTTAAAGCATCAAACATTTCAGTTGCATATTCGATACTAGATTTAGACAAAGATAACATTTGTTGTGCATATTCATTTACTTGCTGTAATACATCAGAATCAGGATTTGCCTGTATAGGGAATTTATGACGAACCGGAGAAGGGTCTAAATGCTTTTCTGCCTCCAATACCTTCATTCCATTATAAACAGTTCTTATTTCACTGTAAAAAGATTTATCCAAATGATTCTGTTTGAAATCATCCCAGTTGCCTTGTGATTTTGCTATAATATCCAAAACATTTTCTGCACTGGTTCTATTATTAAAAACATTTTGAAACGCATCAAAAGTTTCTGGTGACTGAGTAGATAATGCTTCATTAGCATTTCCTGTGCTTAAGATCTCATACCATTCGTGGCATTTTGGTCCCCAATTACTTAAAAATAATTCTACTCCATCTTTCCAGTTGGACGTTAAATGATCATATCCCATGTTTCCATTGCCGCGATCATATCGAACCTCCCCATCTGGTAATTGTCTCAAAGGAGGCAAAGTTAGCATTTTTTGACGAGCATTGTTAGGTGAAGAATCCCATCCGTTACTATAATATGGGGTTCGAGTAGACAAAGAAAACTGATCAGGTTCTAATGAATGTCGTCCATTGGCTGTAGGAGTTGTTAAATGAGCTAAAGCTAAACGTAATTCTTGAAGTGTTACATCTACATTAGTCGGACTAGTTCCCTTTGTGGCAAAGGCTTCAAACCAAGTTGTAATATCTTTAAACAAAGTAAAATAAAAATATTTATACGTATCAATATATCCTCGTTCTTTAGGATCTTGAGATTGTACATCTAGCTGATGTTTTTGTAAACTTTCATCAATTAGCCCTTTTACAGTTCGGGTTAATTCAGGCATATTGAGCGTATAACCATCTTGTACTTTAAACTGAATTGCTCTAAATAAATCATTAAAAGTAGCAACATTTGGAATGTCTGAGTTGGAGAATATCTTCTTTCTAGCTTGTCTAGTAGATATAGGAATATCCCCTGTTTCATCTAACATTGCTTCATGTTGTCTGTAAAAAGTGGAAGTTTGTGCCCCTTCTAAACCTTGAGAATGCCTTTGGCGTTCTTGTTTAATGAAATCAAAAAGAAATTCTTTTCTACCTTCAGTTAAACCCCCGGAAGCAGTGCTAAAATCACCCCCATAGTGATAAGGCTGCAAAGGCACGTTATTCGCTTCTATTGCATCAGCAAATTCTCGAAATCCGGGAAGAATTTCGTTAAGAGTATTTAATGCATTTTGTGAGACATCATGAGCTGCTTGCTGAGTTGGGTCATCACTTGGCAAGGGAGCTACAGCTCGACGATAAGAAAATCTAAAATAGATAGAACCATCTTGGACATCGTCAGAAGACTGTTTCTTATCATCACTAATAGTGATTCCTGCTTTAATAGGTTTGTGCTTACCATGCAAAATGTCATAAAAATATGGACTAAACTCTTCTTCGATTTCCTGTCGAATTTGTTCTACTCGTTCGCTTGGGAAAGACCAGTCCCAAACGGTATTCCATCCAGAATTCTTTAGTGTAGACTGACCAGCACCACGAGGCATAGCTTCTTTTAATACACTGGCAAATCGATCTTCTGCTTCATGAAACAGAAACTTGTTTATAAACTGTTGTTTTTGGTGCTCTCTTCGATTGTGAGCTTCTTTAAACAAAAAAGTTTTAACTTTGCCTTCTATTCGTTTAGCCATTTGGAGACTCCATGCCTTTCATATGTCGTGGAATATTCAGGGGTTCTAAATCATTCTTTGTATAAGCTCCAGCATCCTGAGGAAAACGAATGCCCCACATTTCTGTTGCATGACTTAATGCTCCACGCAAAGAAGGAAAATACTTACCAGTTGGACTGTATGCTTTCTTTTTAGGATTTTTAGGCATTTTTTTAATGCCCGCAAAAAACATTTTACCATATCTTTGAGAAATAGCTGGTCCTACAACAACATAATAAGGATGACCCGTTGTATGATCCATGCCTTCCCAGCGAAAATATGATTTGGGTAACATTTTCTCGAATTTCTTTTTCATAGCTTTAGATTTTTCGTGATAATGTTCTTCCCAATGAATACCACGATCTCTAATACGTTTTCTAGAAGCTTCGATTTCTAACATTAAACTTTCCTTGCTGTAGCAAAATATTCTTCCGCAGAACGAGACCCTACTGGTTCAGAAGTATGAATTTGTTCTCTGGTCTCAAATCCTTCATAATACTTCTGGGCATTTTTACCTAAATCCTTTAGTGATCCATCTCTATAAGAGAAGTAACCAACTGTATGGTCATTGTCTGTAGATGCCGTTTTAGATGGAGCTTGCATTGCTTTTGTAATATATGAATTAATAGTTGCTTTGACGTGATGAGGAGCCTCTTCTATGACTTTGTCATCAAATCTTAATACTGTCCATCCACGCTGAGCTAATAAATAATCCCTCTCCTGATCATGTTCTGCATGTCCAGCAATCATGTGTAATTCACCATCTGCTTCTATATCTATTTTCAATGGAGGAAGAGCAAAATCCATAGTAAAGGGTTTTCCACCTTTGGGATTTTCAATTGGGAATTGCATGCGAATATTAGCAGGAGAGAAACCCATAGTACTAGCTACTTCTTCTAGCATTCCTGCCATTTTCTGTTCAATCTTGGTGAGTTTTATAGGCATCATAGGTGGAGCTTCTGCTTCCTCTGAAGCTTTACTTTTACCCTTCTTTGTAATTTTTCCACCTTCCGCAACAGCTCCAGGCATGCCACCACCACCCATGTCCATGCCTCCACCCATACCTCCCATACCACCCATGGGGTCCATACCTTCTCCTGGCATGCCACCTTGAGCAGGACTGCCTACTCCAGGCATTCCTCCTCCACCCATAGGCATTCCTCCAGCTCCACCACCGCCACCTAGCATTGCTCCAGCAGGTCCAGCTTGAGCTTGCTCGTGACGCATGCGCATAACTTCTTGATCATAATCAAATCCAAACTCTTCTAATAAAGTTTGAGTGGAAATGACTTGTTTGTCATGTAATTGATTGAGCAACTGGTGGAATTGAGTTTTATCTTTTAATTCTAATTCGTTCCATTTAATAGTAGGATACATGAAGACAGTTTCACCAACTTCTTCACTTTCTTTTTCATTAACAAATCCTTGCATTTCTGCTACAGGTTTAAATATTCTTTCTTCGGCAAATTCAGCTAATGTATGTCGCCATGATTCAATGCGACGAATAAGAGTTTCAACACCTACTTGAGCTGACTGGTAACCGCTATTTCCTTGAATGGTCATTTTCCCATTCCTGCGAGTTACAAAAAATCCAGTTGAAGTAGTAAAACACCAAACTTTGCCTTTATATGAAACTTTATTTATATGATGCTCTTTCAGTCGTGGCTCGTTTCCCTTGCTCCATGTCCCTTTACTGAATTTTACCCTATATAATAATCGACTTTTGCTATTTATGTTTTTGGTCCTATCAACATGAATTGCTTTTCTTACATTATAACCACATTTAAATGCTATTTCTTGCACATCGTCTGCTAATTCTTCTGATATAGTAGTATAAACATGATTCTCTGTATTTTTATGCTTGGTTGTATGTCCATCACCATCAACCAGGGCTTTTAACAGTATATGTAAATAATCAACAGGATAATTTTTCATCCAAGCTGGTATTTTTTTGTTTTCTGCATGAGTTCCAAAATTCTCTTTCATATATTGTACAAATTCCTTATTGCAGATAGTAATAGAATTTGTAGTTCTGTCATCATAATCATACTCGCTAAAATTCATACCCATATTACTAACACAAGATGACATAGTTTGTAAAACCGACGATTTTTTCAACTGTGATATTGAAATCTGATAATTGCTCTTCTGGCATGACATATGACCCTCAGATAAATAATATCCTGCATATTCAAAAAAGTCTTTAGGAGCAATACTGATTGTCTCATCAATTGAAATTCTGTCTTCAGCATAAGAGTTACATTGATACTCAGAATGAGCCAAAAACCTCATTCCAGGTTTTACATCTTTAGCAAGGATAGTTGTCCATTTATCACCATGTGGGGATCTAACCAACATCTTATGATGTGGAGTAACCATAATGTCTAATTGTTCTCCCAAGAAATGAATCAATTCATCATCATAATCGTAGACATGTAATTTATAAGGAGGTTCTAACCTAATACATGAAGAGGTGCTATCAAAACACATAATCTGTTCATTGGTTATTTCATCATATGTTTTGAATCCATCTTCTGTAAGTACCTCAGTATCTTCAGAATGGCACATTTCGCCATTTAAAAGGGCTTGATTAAGCATTAAGCCATCTAACAACTCTTTATCAATGTGTTCCATCTCCTGAGTAATTTGAAGAACTTTTCCAGAAGTCCCATACCAGTCGTACTCGAAGTTATGGTGGGTTACTATTGTCATGTTAGGGTCATTGGCAACATTTGCCAATTGTTGTTGTACATCAGCAATATCTTGAGTAGCAGCAGGACGAGCGTCACTACCTATTTTTACTACTCGCACAGGAAGTATAAGTCGTTCAGCTACAATCCAGTTAGCAGTCATAATCTTCGTTTTGTAAGCCAAAGTAGTAAAAAGTCTTCTGATTATAGAGGTACCATAAGTACCATAAGGCACTGACATATGTTTTAGGTGAGATATTGTTCTATTCGATAATGGAATAGGTGCTCTAGATAAAATAAGAGCTTTTAAGTGTTCTGGTATTCTATCATAGATTGCTTTTGGTTGACGTTTATGTACTATTTGTTGTAATTCTTCGTCAGGTATTAATACAATCAGTGGTTCATCTGTTAAAGGGGACCTTTGTACTTCTATCCAATCTGGATTCATAATAAAGATACGGCTGAGTTTTCCTCCTGGATGATCACATCGTTCGCCAGTATCTGGATCTTCTCCTGTACCTCCGCAAATATCACATTGAATATCTGTATGTACAAACACATCACCGAGCATATAGTATTCGGAAGATATTTCTTTAAATCGTTCATTTAGATGTAATTTTTTAACAATATGATGAGCAAAGAATTTAAGGATTTTAGGGTCAGTGCATTCTAATTTAAAGCCATTCATAGGAAAGCGACTGTTCGAACATGCTATTCCATTAGCTATGTAAGAATGATCATTTTCTATTTCTAAATCATATAATTTACCAACAAACTCAGAATGATTTATATCTCTTATTTCCTGATAAATATAATCACATCCATCTAAATTCTTTACATGTTCACTACCATGATCAAGATTAAGATGATTAATTGGAGTTAAAAGATAATCTCCTACCTTTAATTCTTGTGCTTGTACGTATTTTGTTGAATCATTATCTTCGACTAATATTTTATGACCATATGTTACCCTCAGAATTTCACTAGATCCAGAATAATGAATTTCCAAAATATCTTCAGATGCATCTCTAACAAAAGTTTTAGCTACTTTGTTAATTTTTCCTGAATGTGATACTACTTCATCTCCAGGTTCGATAGATGAAATAGATTTTTGAGAGCCATTAGCCATAAGAATTTGAGTTTCAGGAGCGAAACAATAAAAATCTATAGCAGCAGCAACTTTCGGCTCTCCTTCATAGAAGAATCGACACTGATGAATAGCTATTCCATTTGCCGTGATAGCAAAAGTAGGAGGAGTTCGAATGTCATAAACATCACCTTTATAATCTTCACAAGTGTTTGATACAACAGGAGTTACAACATAATTTTTCCAGAAAAATCTATTCTGAATGCGATGAATTTCATGTTCATCTTTCTTGAAATATATATTGCTTTTGCCCCTGAATTTTGAATCTTTGTATATACTTTTTTCAACTGGCTCATATACATTTTCTGGGATTTTTCCAGGAACATAATCTTTCAACATATATACATATGTTTTAGGAACATTAATCATATAATAATGAGAATTACTAGTCTTGTATCCATTTTTAATCCCTCTTGGCTGTCTACTAGCAAACGCCATAATTCCACATCTATAGAACATTATTTGCAACTGGCTAGCTAAATGTTTTGAACATGTAGTTATTTCTATTTGCTCATTTACTTTATTATATGAACCATCAGATTGTATATAAGCTCCTAATACATGTAACTGTAGTTTCGGATCAAGGAGCATAACTTGATCAGTATATTTCTTGTGTATGTTTGAACCCTTGACTAAACTAGATGCAAAGACATGCAATTGTTTGCTTCCGCTGCGCATTGACATAAGCTGTTTACTACGAGTATCTTTTTGAAGATTCGCTTTGGATCCATATGAATCAAATATAGGCTTGACAGAATCCATTACAAATTCTTCTTCATCTGGATGTAAAAATATACTAACTCCAGATTCCTTTTTAGAAACATAGCCATCTGAAGCCACATGTCCAGCAAACCTAGCTTGTTCTTTAGTTTTTATGACTGATTCTTTTACTTCAGTAGAGAATGGGCATAAAACATAATCACCCTTCCTCACATCTTCGGCATTAACTGTAGATATTTTATAATCAATTGCACGTCGTAAATCACATTTGGCTTTAAGACATCCTGGAGAGTCTACATTTGTACATTTAACATGTTCTCGTTTAATAATCATGCATTTATGATCATGAGTAACTTTTAATGGATGAGAAACACCCATAATTTTTAATGTGTTAACTTGTTTCTCTACATATCTTTTCGTGCATATATCTGGACTCGCCTTTTCACCTTTATTGTTTTGTATATACATAGTTTGGTTATTCTTATGTTTTGTATATACATCTTGAATATCTAATAGTGAAAAATCCCCATAATTAAGCAAATAACAGTGATCTGGTACGAAGCTCCACTGATATACTTCACGTCTCTTGCTGGCTACTTGCCAGTTTTGGGGGGTATGCAAAGGAGAAAACCACATTGGTTGAGTCATCATATTACTCACACCAGTAGATTGGCTAATTTTAGTCATAGAATTTTGCCACGACTCAGGATTTGAGCTAGGCAAGGTATTAGCATACTTAAATATATGTGGATTTTCTGCTCGTTGACGATCCATTTCGGCTTGTTTAGTTCCTGGGGTAATAGCTTGTTTATTAAGATCTTGTGTAGGATCTACTTCAAATGGATTTCCCATAATAATAGGCTTATTAAATTCGGGATCATCAGGTAGAATTATGTTAGACATTTGTTATCCGTTCTCTAAAATTTGTAATAGAAATTTAGCCATCCATTACAAGCGATTTTGTACTTTCCTGCACGTCTGCATCAGCTCGATTTTTTAGAGCCTGTAAAATCTCTAGATCATTTCCGTGCTGTTCAATTATACAGCATTCGTCATCATGTAGGTTTTGCAAAAATTCTTGCATACTTTCAGCATCCAGGAATTCATGAGCAAAATTTGGGTGTACGCCCATTCTTTTGCCTTTAATTTCGATGTTTAAGGTTTGAGCAGACTTAGAGGAACTATTCGCTAAGTTTTTTTTTTAGAATTACTATCTGCGGATTGATTTTTAGTCCACTCAATTAATGAGAATTGAGCTTCTTTATCAGCTTTCGGGGAATCTTCCTCGGGCATATTTTTACTTTTTACTTCTTGTACACAACGTTCAAATTTTTCTTTACCTTTGCTTTTGCCTCCGGTTGATTTATTGCAAATCGCCCATGGATTAACATCCCAGCATTCTCCTTCGTAACAAGTCTTTGATTCTTTTGCTTGTTTTAGATTAAAAGAATGTTTTTTAGCCATAGGTTTACCTTGATCTAGAGTTTGTTTTCTTGGATCTATATCTGCTGGTTGTCTAGCATGAGCAGCTGATGGATTTACTTCTATAGTATGAGTATCAGCTGGATGCGGATTATGTGTTTGTTTTAGATCTTTAGGTTTCTGTGATAATCTAGCTGTTTTCTGGGCTTTCAAATTAAAGGCTAATTTTTTGGGATTATTTTCGCCTTCATTTCTATTAGTATATTGGACTAATTGATGTCCGCTATTTTTTTCGCGGGCATCGCGTTTTGTTTGATTTTGTTGAACATTATTTTGATCAACATCTTTACTCCAATTAAATGGTTTGCTAGTGTCGGAGTTAGGTCGATAGTCTCTAGATTGCCCTTCTTTATTTCGCATATCTTGCATTCTAGACTCTAAATTACCCTGGGATGCAGGACGTGGTTTGCGTGTTTCGCCTGGCTTTAGACGCATCTTATTTTCTTCGGGGACATTTCTATTTATTTCAAATCGTTTATTAAAATAACCACCTTGAATATTTCCATCAGCATCTACATATTCACGAGAGAATTTGTCCATTGCATTTGCTCGCCAAAGTGCTTCTCCGCAAATGGTTTTATTGTCATCTATACAGATTCCATTTGGACAATGATGGCGACAAGTATATTCTGAAACTACATCACCAACACTTAGGTTTTTCCCACGCAGCTTAGGACAAATGCGTTTCTCTGTAGGTCCATACAATAGATATTGCTGACCAAATTGATCAGCTGCGGTTTTGGTCATATTGTTATTAGAGGATTCTTTTGTAACATGTTCTGCTAGATCATGTATGACAATTCCTTTTGGTTCATTTTGACTCATTATGGGCTCCATAGTCTCCATTTCTGGAGTTATTTGAGACGACATTTCTTGAGTTGATTCATTCTTTGCCATTGGAGCTAGCATTACATCATAAATTTTCATAAGGCTCTTTTCGGCATCCGAGTGTCCTGTAATGGGATCCAACTCAATAATAGTCTCTAAAATACTATTAGCTTCTTCTTCAAATCCTGGACTTACTGCATTTCTAATTTCTTCATAAGCTAATTTTGCTAACTGCGATTCTGGTGTTCTTGGATCACCATCCCAAGATAAAAGATCATCAGCAAATTTAGTAATAAAATCTCCTAAATTTACTACCGGGAATTTAGATGATCCCATTTGGGCTTTTTTATATTGTTTGATATTAAAAGCAGAAAGAGGTAAACCTTCTGGAGTTTGTACATTTCGTATTCTGTCATTCTGAGCTTTTCTGGCAGCGTTGAGAATAGCAGATTTCGAAAATACGTTATCAGTAGTCTCATTCAATAATGTAGATGTTGCCTCTATATTGGCTTTTTCCAGTTGATCATATAAAGCTCTAATAGCTGCCGGATTCATTGTGTCTTCTAATGCTTGAATTCCAGACTGAGTTTTTACTGCTTGTATATCAGGGGCTAATTCTGGATGTTCTTGTTCTAGATCTAAAAAATATTGCCAAATAGGAACGTTTGATGCTTGTTGTAGTAATAATTGCTGGTGAGCATCATCTACAGTATCAACAAGTTCATCTGATGTACTTTCGACAGGCTCTCCTTGATATTGTCCCTCTAAGTCATCAAACGCACCGGTTATATCTCCTTCGATGGATTCTGATGGTATTTGGTTGTGTTTTTCCAAATTGAACATTCATCCATCCTTATTACTCAAAAAATTTACCTAAAACATCTTTGGTATTCATGGGCTTTTGAATTTGTGGAGATTCATCATTAGCAATTTTCTTATTTGCTCTAGCTTCTGCTTGAGCGATTATTTCTTCTCCAAGAGTTTGTTCTGGAATATTTTCGAAATCTCTATCAGAGCTAAACATACTCATAGAATTTGCAGCTAATTTAGGATTCGAGGTTTCAGAAGTTTCTGAAGTTCCAGTATTGCTGATACCCTTATGTACTTGCTCTGGATCAGAATGTTTCTCTTGTAATTCTTCCCATTGAGCTGTTTTCATAGCAGTTCTATGCTCTTCGTGTAACTTCTTACTAGCCTTAATTTGTTCGTCACCCAATGCGACTTGAGATTGCTTTTCTAGAGCGTCGGTATCCCATACGCTATTAGGATTACGAATTGATCCCATAAATTTACCTGTCTGGCTATCGTTTGCTCCATGTTGTGGATCGTAGCCTGCTGGGGTTACTTTATGAGATGCCAACTTGTCAATTAATTCTTGACCACTCATGCGTGTAGTACCAGAATATTCGACTTCGCGATTAATTTCATTACAATATTTTTGAGCAGCTCGCTCAATATTTTTCCCTCGTATATTCTGTTGTTGAATAATTGAAGCAAATTTAGCTAAGTCTTCAGCATTAACGGCAATTTTAGCCTTTTCGGCTGCAAAAGACAATTCATTTGCTACGAATTCCAACTGATCTACTTGCACATCGCTCATATTCTCAGCTGTAGTTGAAGAGAAAGAGAACAGATCTTCACTGGCCTCTGGGATAGTTTGAGCATTTTTCTTTAGTTCAACATCTTTGGAAAGTCCATCTAAAAGACTATTAAAGACGTCATTATCATATTTATGTCCTGATAGTTTCATATTATTTATTCCTTATTATCTGCCTGGCTTGGTTACCTTTTCGGGCTCTATATTTGTTTTATAGCTAATTGACATCGCTCCTGTATTCGGATCTGGATCAGAAATCTGTGTAGGATTTATGCCAACCTTAGCGAGACTTTGTAACAAACGCTCATAATGTTCTGGTGTAATTTGCAGTCCTGGCTGTGGACGTAATTTCAGATTAATTGCACCATCTTTACCAGCATTACTGAGATCCATGATAAATCCGCCACCCTGCAAAACATTCATAATTTTTTGACGCTCATGCAATAGTCCTTGATTTACTTGAGCATCTTCATCACTTAAAGATTCACCAGTATCAGTTAAAAATGGACTATGCTGGTTATTTTGAACATTCTGTTCAGGTCGTTTGTCTTGAAACGGATTAGCTCCCATACCACGATCAAAGTTTAGGGTACCTTGATTGGTAGCCTGTTGTAACTCTGTAGGAGCAGTTGGATTTACTGGAGGAGATTCTTTCAAATCCATTTCTCCAGTAATTGCTATTTTCTCGAACAGGTCATTACCAAACAGACTGTCATATTTATAGTCTCCTTGTTTTACCTGGTCTCTTCGTTTTCCTGTAGGAATAATAGACATAAAATCCTCTTTTTTTAACGATCCTTAACCATTTCAGCTACATACGAGTCAGGGTACTGAGTTTCCCAGAATTTACGGAACCATGCTTTTTCATCGTCTTTTAAATTAGCATAAGTAGTTCCAACCATCGCTTCTACGTATTCCATAGGCCAGGCAGGAGCACCTGATTTGGTTTTCTGTGACGTCATATACGCAAACAGTTCAAGTTTCTCTTTATGACCCATTGAGGCTACTTTCTTAAATCCTTTAGATGATGCATTTTTTACAGCGGATTCTTTCTTGTTTTTGCCATCAACTTTACCAGGATCAGTAGACTCGCCCTTTTGATAATTGGGATCATTATTAATGTTCTGCTCTACCTTGGCTTCTCCTACATCTGCACTAGCAGCATCAGAGTGTTCCTCGGTAACATCTCCTGCTTTATTGGATTCACCCATTTCTTTCTCGCAATCAGCTTCTTTGATAGGTGTATCAGAGCTTGCTTCGGTTTCCTTTCCTTTCTTAGATTCTTTCTTAGAACCTTCAGATTGATCTGGCTTACCGTCTACTGATTCGCCCTCTTGGTATGAATGCGCACCTTCCTCGTTATCATTATTGATAACTTGGCCTCTGCACTGGCCACGAGGATCATCTTCGCATTCTGGTTTGGCCTCGGAAGATGTTTTAACAAAGTTTTTTTTGATCCAATCATCAAAAGTTGAACCATTACCTACTGGATTCACAATTCTATGAGAAAAGAATTCCATCGTTTCCTCTCCTATTAAATATTCTACAGACAATCCTGTGTAGTACAAGTTGTGTGCTCACAGTTATCTTTCCTTCTTTTTTATGCTCTTATTTTCAACATACTAGGTTTTTCTAAGTTTAGAGCATTTAATGTACTCGTCAATTATATTTGCAATTCTTGGTGATACCACATCAGCAATATCAGCTATCTTAATTAATGTATCCATTCGAGAAGCAGCTTCTCGTGGATCTTTAATATTATTCCAGTCATCTAGGTCAAGTATCGTATCAGCGTCATATTCCTGTGATTCTGGCACAACTTCTTCAGGAACGCCACCTGAATCTCCTAATTCCAGCTCTTCAGATTCCGGTAAAGTTATATTTTCGGATTCTTGACTAGTTTCTCCTTCATTGGGAGCATTTAATACATTTAATTCTTGAATTAAACTTAATAAATTTTGAGCTTCTGAAGCGCTGCCATAGTCCATTCGAGCAATTTCTCCCAAAACTTCAACAAGTGCATTAGTAAAACCTGGTCCTAATAGCCGAGTCAACTGTTGGGCAGTATCTTCTGTTAAGTCTTCCGAAGGCGATTGAGGTTGATTAACAACTTCGGGGATTTCTTCCCCGGTTTCTGTTTCAAATTCAGGTTGAGGCTCAAATTGAGATTGTCCAGGATGAGTTTCAATCCATTCTTGGAATTCTGGGCCTAATTCTGTTGGTCTCATATTAAGAGCATCTTCCAGTCGCCCATGTAATTTTTGAGCATAAAATAGTGCTTTATCATCAAAAGGATTACGAATTAACTTTTCTAACGCCATTTCTAATTGACCAAATTCTTCTGCAGTAGAAGGCCCATAAGTTCTACCTTTTATAGGATCTCTTTGTCTTAAGTTAAACATATTTCTCTGAATTCGTTCAACTTGACTATATATATTGCTCATATTATTAGAAATATTATAACTTAATTCTT